TATTAAATATGAGAAATAATTATCTTTTTACCTCAGAGTCCGTAAGTTGCGGGCATCCTGACAAAATTTGTGACCAAATTTCTGACGCAATTCTTGACGCGTTTCTTACGCAAGACAAAGATTCTAAAGTTGCCGTTGAATGCTTTATTACAAACAATATGCTCGTAATAGGGGGAGAAGCACATTCTTCTGCTTCCGTTGATATTGTGGGCACTGCAAAATCGGTTATTGAAAGCATTGGTTATGACGGCACTAACGGCTTTAATCCCGAATCTGCAATTTTTATTAATACACTTCACGAGCAAAGTTCTGATATTAGGCAAGGGGTTGATAGGGAATTACCTACTGATCAAGGCGCTGGTGACCAAGGAATAATGTTTGGCTATGCTTGTAACGAATCAAAAGAATTTATGCCCGCCGCTATCGTACTTGCAAATATGACTATGAAGGTATATGATAAACTAAGGGAAAACAATATACTTCCTTATTGTAATCCAGACGCTAAGTGCCAATACACAATAGAATATGAAGATAATAAACCTGTAAGAATTAAAACGATTCTTATATCTATGCAACATAAAGAAGACGTCCACCCAAATACCCTTATAAATTATGTTAGTGGTATAATTCTTCCAACCGTTAAGCGTAAACTTCCTGAATTAGAATATCTATTTAATTCTGAATATAGTATTATTATTAATCCAACAGGTAAATTTGTTATAGGCGGGCCCGAAGGAGATACAGGACTTACAGGACGTAAAATCATTGTAGACACTTATGGCGGACGTTGCCCTCACGGTGGTGGTGCTTTTTCGGGGAAGGATTCTTCGAAAGTAGATAGAAGTGCTGCTTATGCAGCAAGATATATTGCTAAAAATATTGTCGCTGCAGGTATAGCCTCAGAAGTAACAATACAACTTTCATATGCAATTGGTAAATCTGAGCCTCTTTCTATATATGTAGATGCTAAAGACTCTCGTTTTAGTAATATAAGCCTTGTTCAAATGATCAAGGAAATCTTCCCAATCAAACCATATGATATTGTTAATCATTTTTCTCTAAAATCACCAGTCTTTTTAAAGACAGCAACTTACGGGCATTTTGGAAATGAAAACTTTACTTGGGAAAAAACTGATAAAATAAATGAAATTAAAAGATACTTTGGCATCAATGACTGATAATATTATATCCCCACTTAACTATATGGGTGGGAAAAAGAAACTTCTAAAGAAGATATCTCCTTACTTTCCATCCAATGTTGATACATTTTATGATGTTTTTTGTGGCGGTGCTACTGTTGGAATCAACGCTGAATGTCGAAAAGTACATTTTAACGACATTATTTATCAACTGATTCAACTATACCACGAATTTAAAAATACTGACATTAATGATATTCTTTCATTTGTTGATAACAGAATTAAAGAATATGATTTAAGTATGACTAATGCGGATGGGTATTTATCTTTAAGAAAATACTATAATGAGCATAGAAATCCTTTGGATTTATTTGTTCTTACAGCATATAGTTTTAATAATCAGATTAGATTTAATAGCAAGGGTGAGTTTAATATGCCTTTCGGAAAAAATCGTTCTTGGTTTAATCCTGTTATGAGAAAAAATCTTATCGGATTTGTTGCAGCATTACAGAAAAAAGAAATTTCTTTTTCTTCATTAGATTTTGAGTCTTTTGATTTTTCTCAAATTAAAGAGAACGATTTTGTCTATATGGATCCACCTTACCTTATTTCGGTAGCAACTTATAATATGATTTGGGATGAAAATAAAGAGCGTTCTTTACTTAAAGAACTTTCTAAATTAAATGAAAGAGGGATAAAGTTTGCACTTTCTAATGTACTTGAAAACAAGGGAGAAACTAATACGATTTTAAAAGAATGGGCTGAAACAAATAATTTTAACATTATCCATTTGGATTATTCTTACGCCAATTCTTCATATCATCGAAAAGAACGAACTACTTCGGATGAAGTGTTAATAACAAATTACAAAAATGAGGACTTAATTTTTTAAGCCCTCATTTTTCTTTTGTTCTGTTTCTGTCCAACTTCTAAAGCCCATATTTCCTTTCAGAAATGCTTCTGCTTCAAGATGGACAAGATTTTTATCTTCTGTAATCTTATCACTTGAATAACCAGATTTTTCTATTGCGCCCTCTCTTTGCTGCTTCCAATGAACAAGTTCGTGTGCACAAGTCCTTAACACATCTTTCGGGTGCCTTCCGTTTATAAACAATCTAATTCCATTTGATTCAGGATCAAAGTATCCTGTCATAATAAACACACCCTCCTGTTCCTTATTATCAAGGATAAATTTAGGAAACGGCTTCACAGTATATCCCTGTGCTGCCATAAATTCAGAAAGAGATTTTATATATGGTTTATAATCAAACATTATCTATATTTTTATATAAATACTTAACAGTAAATAAAAAAATCAGGTATTAAGCCTGATTTTTCCAAAATTTATATGTTATATCTTTCCAATGTTTTCTTTTTTTTTCGTTTATCTCTACTTCTTCTTCACTATTGGAAACTCTTTCATAAAGCCGTTGATTTGTTGTCTCTTTATTAAGCGGCCCAAACTCTTCCATATACGGCCCTATCTTAACATAGTCTAATATATGCCAAACAGCATCTTCTGGCACATCTTCCCTTCCAGAATAAAGGGCGGTTTTTAATCCATACTCATTCCTTATATATCCTGCAAGATGCAAAATGTCTGTAAGCCCTTTTCCTTCGCCCATAAAGCAAAAACAAGTAATCCCGTCATTTTCCTTTATAAGCCCGTCTATGGCTTTAAAATCAAGCAAAGAACCGATATTTTTAAGTAAGTAAGGACTATGACAGCCCTTACAATGATTTTGGCAATTTGAAATATTAACACATAGAGTAACTTCGTCAGGAACTTCTGAAAAAGTTACCATTGTATCTACATATTTTAGCATTCCATTCCCTCCTTCTCCATATTGTGATAGTGGCGTGTCTTCTGTTCTATTTGCCGCCCCTCACTCCAATTCTTAATCTTGGTTAGATAACCTATGATTCTATCCCAAAGAGAAACATTTTTACTACCACAATGAGGACAAACAGTAAAAGGTTGTTTTGCTATGAATCCGCAATCCTCGCACTGGCAATTAGGAATATTGAATGTTAAATATGAGCAACCATTCACCGCTGCATATTTTATTATATGCTTGTATTGTTCTTTACTTAAATGTGCATCTAATTGAAGATGTGCTGCTGAGCCCCCATCTAAAAAATCACCAATATAATTATTTCCGTGAAGCCTAATTTTTTCAAAAATATTCAAAGAAGCATCATTTGGCTTAAACACATAAGAAGCATAAAGGTTTGTATCCTCAGGAACCCAATATCCATCTTCCTTATCCCAATTATAATTCTTAATAGCTAATGACTCAGCAGGAACGCATTCTGTATTGAACGTTATCTTATGCTTACTTTCTGTTACCTTGTGAAGATTATTTTGTTCTTTAACATTTCCAAATACTTCTTGGCAGAATTTTGCGTAATCAGGGTTATCATTACACTTTATTCCAAGGAATTCAGCTGCCTGATTTAGCCCGTTAAGCCCTATTGTTAAGTATTGTTTATTCAAGTCAATAAAGCCCGCTTTATAAACAGGAAGAAGATTTGAATCATACATATCCCAAAGAAGTTCATTATAAGCGGTATGATATTTATACACACGCTCAAGAATCTTATTCATATACTTCTTGAGTGAAGTATATCTTGCATCTGTCATAATTATATCTCCCTTTTTAAAGAAATTATCTATTGTAATACCACTTTGATATTCAGGAAACTCTTTTGCTGCCCAATCCTGAATAATTCGAGAAAGATTCATCGTGATAACAGATTTAGAGCCTGTTTGAACTCCAATATTACCATTTGTAAAATTAAATTCCTTTGTCTGTATTTTGTTTTTAAGCCTACAATTATGAGTAATTACACCATTTGGAAGAGTAAAATAGGGTTCCAATTCATTTTTGCACTCAATACAATAAACCTTATTACTGTATTCTACTTCCTCTATTGTTTTTACCTTAAAATATATTGAATTGTTCTTTTTTATCCAAGTATGCTCTACATTCTTATTTATCCTATGATTAGCAGGTTCATACCATCTTACACAATATAATGGATAATTTCTATCCCATTCTTGGTGCCTTATTATAACTTTTTCATCAGTCCTGTCAGAAACATCAATAATTGATTGCATCCCCAGTGAAGTAATTAATACCTCCATAGTTTCTGCAAGTTTAGGGCTTGAAGTATAGCATCTATTAGAATTTCCGCCATCAGTATTATACCACCCATCAAGAATACCTCGTCTAAAATCAATTGACTGTAAAAGGCAATTAAGATTTAGTTCTTTATTCCAAGCATAAGTTCCACGAGTCCAATTAGTCCAACGCATTATAAATGCTGCAAGCCCTTTTGAGGAAATTCTGATTGGATACACATTATTATAAACCCCACCCAATTTTGAAATTCCTTCATATCCAATTTGCGTATTGGCAATATCCACCATTTCCTTCGTTTTTTTATATTTTTCAGCATTTTGTGAAAATTGTATATCATAAATTGTTCCATTTATTTCACTTCCAAAAGAGCCATCACCTAAAAAGGCACCAACAACAAACCCCTGTTCATATGTTAAATGTTCATCATTTTCAGGTACTGCATTTAGTGGCATTGTATTAAACATTAAATAATCTTCTGTTGTTAAATCTTGAGTTTGCTTTTCACCATTAAGCGTTACATTAATATGATTATCAGTCATAATCATTTCTTTATTGTTTTCTGTAACCACTTTATACATTTTTCTATTAGGTAATTCTATAGGCTTTCCAACTACCCAACTTCCATTATGAAAGATTCTAAGATTTTTCTTATTTGGTTCCCATTTTAAATTATAAAGTTCCTCTAATGTTGTTAATTTAACGCCTTGTGTAGAACTTTTCCATAATACTTTTTGGTCTTTTGAGAAGCAACAACTACTAAGGCTATCCACACTATCAGAAATATAAGTAAAGAAACTATGCCCCCTTGCATATTCTTCACAAACAAATTGGAACATTTCTTCATCTTCAAACTTACCATCTTTATAAAGAAGAGTTACAGATTCTACAGGGAATGTAAGAAGGCAACGGAGACGTTCTGCGTTGAACCACATCATAAATTCCTTTTGAATCCACTTTAAGCTTTCCCAATCTGGCTGCGTTCCGTCAGGAAAATAAAAATCGCCAAACATCCCATCAAAGAAAGGCTTATCAAAATATGAAAAATTAACAAATGCACTTTGGAAGCCCCTTGCAGCGCAAGGTTGCGATATAGTATAAATTACCTGTTGCCAATATTGATGAATCTGCTTTCTTATTGTTTTTTCCTTAACGCCATTTGCTGAAATTGTCATATCGGGGTTTTTATAAAAGTTTTCACCCCATTCTTTCTTACAGAAGTATGTAAAATAAAGAAGGAACTCGCTTGTTGCTACAGCACCTGCATACTGTGAAGATATTGCAAAAATAAGGTTACAATATATTCCACAAAAGCTATCAATATTTTTAGGTGCAGCAGAAAGCCCACCAATACCTTTGATTCCATTTGTAAGGAAAGGATACATTGTTATTGATACGCAATAAGGCGCAATAGCCCCCGCAAATGAAGATTCATCGTGTTTATAAATAATATGCCCTTCAATATCCTTTACATAATTTTTTGCATTGAAATTGGGATAAAGTTCTTTTAACTTATCCATTATCATTGAGCGACTGATCTTTATATTATCAGTTTTATGAATCTCAGCATTGATAACCGCAATATTTTTATTTGCCACATTGGAATTATCATCTATTGTCGCATTTGCAGTATTACTTGCTTTTTTATATTTATTGATAAATTTTTTCTTATCCTCAACAAAGTCTTCTATTGCTTTTTTTCTTTCTTTTTCATTTATATAAGCGTCAAGCACTCTCTCATCCCTTTCGCCAAGCCTTTCTTCTATTTGCCTTCGTATAGAAGAGCATAAAATGCCGTCGTAAATATATAAACTATCAACAATTTCTTTTGCACAAGAGCCGTCGCATTCCACTCCTGCTGTTTTGAACGCTTTTTTAATAATATTTAGTAATTTTTTCCCATCATAAGGTTCAAAACTTCCATCACTTTTTCTTACATCCATATTTTTTTCATCTTATCTTCTTTTATTATTAATATGATAATAAATAGATTTTTCCTTTTCATTTAACAACTAAAAAATCGGAAATTTTTTAGTATTTTCCGATTTTCGTTGATTATCAGATACTTAATTTTTATTTAATTTATAAGGTGCTCGAAGCTGTTTTGTATAGCTCTGCTGCATCTCTTCTTCTCTATAAGCAGCGTCCTCATTGTATTCCAAAACATCCTCAAATTCAACGATTTCGCTACAGTCAATAATACAAGTACCGTTATTAAAATATACCCCTTCAAGATTAATCGCGTCTTTTCCGCCACGATTTTTTTGTAAAGATATTGTTGCCAAATTCTTTTTCTTTTGCTCAGGTGACTTAGCAACAGTAATGATAACCTGTGCAATTTGTCCCTTCTTAATAGAGCCGCCCATTTTATCGGTGGTAACAAGCAAAGCAGTCATACTATCCCTGTTACCCTGCGTAGGAATCCAAATTGCGATGTCAAGTTCAACAGCCATATTTTCCAATTTACGCATTGTCTTACTTTCGCGTTCCGTAATGTCAAGTTTTGAATATCCTGGCTCAGGCGCAAGGCACTCAAAATAGTCTATAATTACAAGATCAGGCTTGAACCCTTCATTTGTGATTCGCTTAATTTCATTCTTAATATCGGTAGCAGTTTTTTCACCTGAATCAAATCTTTCAATGCGAATATTATCATTAATATATTGGCTACGGCTTGAAGTCTTTAGTGCGAGTCTCACTTTTTCAGTGTTTTCTTCGCTTGCATTAATATCTGCACTTTCAATACCGCTAATATTACCGAAATACTTTCTATGAATATCTCTGTGGCTATCTTCAAATATAATTTGAAGAATCTTATATCCTTCAAAATTATTTTGCTCACAAGTATAGCAAGCGGCGTTTGCTGCAAAGCAAGTTGTCATACTTGTTTTACCTACACCTGTAGGGCATATAATCAAACCAAGTTTACCCTTATCAAGCCCACCACCAAGAACCTCATCAAGTTTATCTACACCTGTAGGAATTGAAACTATATTTTCTTTAGATAAATCATCTTCAATACTCTCCAAAGGAGAGGACATATTAGATTGATGCCTCTTAATATTAAGAACATCTGCTATCTCTTGCTGTGATTCTTCAAGTTCGTCAAGATTTGCTCCATTTTTAACTTTCTGAAGCATTTCCTGTGCGGCTTTAATTACCCCCTGCTGCTTAAAAAATTTCATCCCAAGAGATTCAATTTCTTCTCTCGCTTCACAAGAAATCGTTTTTAAATTATCAATTGTTTCTGCATAATAATCTCTATCTTCTTCTGTATTAACTAATTTATCATTAACACAAAATAAAATAGTTTCAAATGAAGGAACACTACCACTGTTGTTGTAATAGTCCTTCATTATGCCAACAATTCCTCTTAAGCAAGATTCCGTAAAAGCATTAGGCTCTATAATATTGTATAAATCTTCAAAATATTTTTTATCCTGAACAAAGGCGCTGACTAACTTATATTGATAGTCAACGCCAAGAAATCCTAAATTATCTTTTTGAATCTTAGTCATTTAAAAGCATTTAAAGAGTTAAACTTCCGCAAAATATGCCTCTGTCTTTTTCCTATAATCTGCTTCATACTTACGATAATATTCACGAATTTGTCCCTGAATATTCATATCGTACTTAAGTCCACCGATATTCTCATATCTTTCATATCTTGAAATATCGTTCTTGCTGCAAGCAGAACAAATCTTTTTCACAATTACAGGAATAACATCTTCCATTGAAGCGATGAATTTATCCATTAAGAACTCTTCCATCGGAGCATATACGCCGTCTGCCTTATATTTATTCTTTGAGTTTGAAAGATCAATGTTACTTCTTACAAACTTAGGATAAACGCTGCCATCCCAAGAAATAGAACGGACTTCTCTTCCTTCATCAAGGAAAGCAAACTTGAAGATACAAGCAGGCTCTTCAGCACGCTTACCGTTAGTCACATAATCTGAAGTATTAAATGACTTCTCGTATGGGCTCATTTTTACACCATCCCACACGAATACTTCTTCTGTATCATTAAGAACTACAAATGCAGGATTATCCAACTTAAAAGTAGGATTTGCAGCCCACCTATCCATCTCTGCTCTGTTAGCGAACATCTGTGGTGCTGTGTACCATAGATATATATTGGATTTTTCTTTCAAATCCTTATTGATAACAGAAACGCAATCTTCCACAGCATCTGTTAGCTGTAGCGAACCAAGTGAACGTTCCTTAAAGTTGTTAATCCTAAAATAACGCTGGCAAATAATATTGCCATTCACCGTGAGAACAAATTCAAATCTCTCTTTCTTTGCCTGACTGTTCTCGAAATTTGTTTTTTCTACCATTAATTATTCTTTTAAAAAGTTAAACAATAAATTTTCTTTTCTAAATATACTAATTTTCTTTTAAACTGTCGTAATACCGCTTTATTTCCTTTTCTTCTAATTTTTTAAAAGGGGAAAAGAAACTTGCGAAATTCGTATCGCCCATTAAATCCTCTATCTTATCGTTCAGAATAAACTGATAAAGATTTTTGAATGATCTTCCCTCTATATCTTGAGGTGCGTACATCATATTATCCATTTCATCTTTAGCCTCCTTAGATAGTAAAGGATTATGCAAATCTATCAATTTTTTATTAATTTCATAGAAATCTCCCTCATAAATTTTATTTGAGACTCCATTTATAATGTTTTCGTGCACCACTAGTGGCTTTTTCTTTTCACGAACACGTTCTTCTATTAAAGATTTAGCCCTATCCTTCACCTCTTCAATAGTAACTGCCCTTGTTTTAGCCTCAGGCATAAGTTTAAAGAAGCCATCTTCTGAAAGCCCCTTAATATTACCTATATTATCACTAACATCCCCTGTGAAAATCTTCTTTAGAAGAATATTTTGATAATGATATCCGAAATATTCTTCAAAATTCTTTGTTGTGATAAATTTTTTCTTGTGTAATTCATATACCGCAATATCATCGGCGATTAGTTGGCATAAATCCATATCCCCAGACATTATAATAATTTTTTCATTAGGCTTTTTGTGTAAACAGTAGTATGCTATTTGATCATCACCTTCTGTTATTTCATCTATATTCCACCTAATGTATAATTCATTAAAATAATTGCAAAGTATATCCCTTTCTCTATCGAAATTCTTATCTATGAATTCCTGATATTTATTCACAGTTTTTTCGGCTGTTTTTTTCTTCTGTTTTGAAGTAAAATACGCGAGCATTCTTCTTTCATCCTCAAGAAGCCCCCTCATATAGTCAGAAAGCCCATATTCATTATATTTTTTATCACGGTTAGCCTTATAAAGTGGGTAAAGGTTATACCGAAGCCATCCTGAATATGTATTATCGAAAAATACATATACATATTCAAATTCTGCCTTAGAAAGCATCATTTTTAATTGCAGCAAGAATTGGAAAACCCCGCCATAATGAACTCCGTCTGAATTCACCTTGTTATCAGCAAAACAGGCGAATAAAAGGCTATTTCCATCAACTAATAAAGTTCTAAAAGGCTCTTCCTGTACTAATTCAGGATGTGTTTCTTGTATTTGTTTTCTTACGGGTTGTGCCATACTATATTTGTAATCTATCTATTGTTAAATTATAATATTCTTCATTTATTTCAATTCCAATATACTTTCTCTTCAATTCCTTTGCTGCCAATGCGGTTGTACCGCTTCCTATAAACGGATCAAGTACTATATCACCTTCATTACTCCAAGAAAGTATATGCCTATACGCTATTTCAAATGGGAATACAGCAGGATGCGATGTTTTATTCTGAGCAACAGCTATTTCCCATATGTTTGAAGCAACTTTTTCTTTATTTATGTTAAAGTTCTTCTTTGTTCGTCCATTTTCTCCACCCATATTCTTGCAAGTAGAGTGATAATTCAATCCCGCACATTTACAAGGCTCCATTATCGGATTAAATGTCTTTGGTACGCCTTTTGAGAACACGAACATATATTCGAAAACTTGACTATATCGCGGCTGTTTTACTTGCGGAAGTGGATTTGTCTTTTCCCATATCATAGTATCATTCAGCTTAAGCCCTAAATCCATAAAATGTAGTGCCTGTCTGAAAGAAGTACCTGTTTCTGAGCCCTTTTCTGTCTTATCATTAATAATCCACACCAAAACCCCTCCATCCTTTAGTACTTTTACTAATTCTACTGCAACTCCTTCAAATACTTCTCTATTCCAAGTACTTTTCGGGTTTCCATATTTCCTTAAATCATCATAAGGTGCGCTTGTTACAATTAAATCTACACTTTTTTCGGGGAATCCCTTTAAAACATCTCTCGCGTCGCCTAAATAAATTTTATTTTCTTCCATTAATATCAAATTTTTGTAAATATACAAAAAAAGCCGTTAAGGTTTCCCAAAACGGCTTCACATATCCATAAATATATTACTCATTATCAACAAAAACGGGTGATTCCACTTTACCACTCTCGGTAAATTCGATATTCTTCATATCTGCATCAGATAATGATTCATTAGCCTTCTTTAATATACTTGGTAATTGAGTTTTCTTATATTCATCTATTGCGTCTTCTGAAATAATGCCATTATGAACACAGCACATAGTACCACTATAAGTAATATTGTAAGGAGTTGGTAACTGATTCTTGAAGACTGTCACTTTTGTGACATTTCCATACTGACATTCAGTACCCTTTACAGTAGCTTTAAGTTTCTTTGTACCAGCCTTTGCTACGCCACCGACGTGAATACCAAGTCTAACACCATATTGGAAAGCCTCACCCCCACTATTAGCGATAGCAACGGCACCGCCAACACTATTCTGATTATCTTTCCATATTTTATTAACAACAATCATTGTATTCGTATAAGGTGAGCCAACTTCCTTTGAAGATGCAAGCCTTGAAAATATAGACTTGAAAGTTCTATTGATAGCACCTGCATCAAACATATTGTTGCCTGCTTTTGAGGTATATGACTGATATGAGCCAATTGAACCAATTGAGTCCCAAACAAAAAGAAGCGGAACAGGTAATTCTCCGTCATCTTGTTTGTCAAGAAGCGTATTGATTATGTAGCCAATATCTTCTATTACAGCCACCTTGCGCTGCTTTGTTCCTTCTTTGCCAGCAGCATAATCCATCTTCCCACAAAATTCGCAAATTTTTGAAGGTGTGAAAAGCATAAAATTTCCTGACCAATCAACAATTCCGTATTCTCCTGTCTCAGGGTCTGTTCCGTACACTGGCTCCATTTCCATTCCACAATCCTTAGCATACTGAAAGTCGAAATTGCTTTCTGTTTCAAAAATAATAGGAAATACAGCTTGTCTCATTGCAGAGCCAATGGCTATATTTTTTAATGTACTCTTTCCCGTATCAGACCATCCGCGTATCATTGATGTTCTTCCCATAGGAAATCCTGGTAATTTTACTGCTTCCTGAAATGCTTCAGGCATTAAAATCCATTCAAGTTCTTTATCTGCAGCTTTGGCTGTTTTTTCACCAAAAAAATCAGACTTAAAATTTTGAATATTAAACACTTCTTTCTTTTTTAATGGTTGTTTTCCTGCCATAATATCATTTATTAAGTTTTTTTATTTTTTCTTTATAACATTTTCTGCACATAGAAAGATATTTGTCCTCGGCTCCAACCTCTATTTGCACACCCTCCGTAACCACATTTCCTTCTTTATCTATTCTTGCATTATATATGTTTTTATTAGAACAATCGCATTGAGATTTTATTTCTTCAAATGCGTCTGCTATTTCAAATAGTCGCTTACTTCCTTCAAATAAATTGGTTTGAAAATCAGTCCTTAATCCATAACATAAAACATTAATTCCGACATAATCAACTATATCACTCAATTCATCTACTTGTTTCTTAGTGAGGAATTGGGCTTCATCAACTAATATCCATTTTATGTTAAGACTGTTGTAATTTAATTTTGAAGAAAAAGTTTCCTCAGGCGAAATAGCAATGCACTTTTTATCACCAAGAGGGCGGCTATGTATTGTTCCCTCACCATCTCTTGTGTCAATTGTGCTCTTGAAAATAAGAAAAGGTATGCCCCTCTCTTCAAGATTATATGCCTTGGAGAGAAGAAGCATAGATTTTCCAGAATTCATTGGCCCGTAGAAGAACTTCAGCATACTTTAAAAAGGAAGATCTTCTGCCGCCTCATTATCAGCTTCTTCTTCATATTCTTCAGGCTCTTCAGGTTCTTCCCTACCAGAATATTTTGATTCGGCTTCCTTTATTCTCTTGTCATATTTTTCGGCTTCTTTTTCTTCCTCTGAATCTTTAGCCTTCTTCTTGCGTGGAACCCATTTTTCCTTTTCCTTATCATAGAAAGGAACTTCGCCCTCCACAATAATGCTCAAATAATTGTAATCTTTGACGACAAAAACATCTGTCCACTTCTTTTCGTCGTCAACCCACTTATCAATTAATTCTTCATCTTTTGAAAGCGGTTTTGCGGTTGTGTAGTCGGTAATCTTTATGTCTGTCTTATCAGTAGGATTACCCTGTTTGTCGTACTTTCTTGAAATCGTTACCTTCAAGTCTCGCCCCGTATAAAGATCATAGATATTCACGGGCTCAAATCCCTCAGGAAGTACACCGCCATTTTCTTCCATAGCATTGTCTATACTTTCCTGTTTTCTATCTCTTGCGATAGCCTTAATCTGTGCAATAGTATCCTTCCTCATCTTCCAGAACTTAGGGCCATATTCTTCATCGTCCCTATCAATACAACGGCACATTCCAGATTCATCAGCCTTATTTGCAAGAGAAATTTTTTGCCACATTTGAACATCAGTATCGTCTTTAGGATCTATACCATTTGCTTTAGCCACTTTTTCTGCCTCAAGTTTCTTTGCATAAGCATCCCTTTGTGTTTCACAGAATGGGCACTTTTTGCCATAGTTTTCGTGATCAATGTCTTCTTCTTTTTCAAGGCAAACGTATGACTTCCACTTACTCGGTTTGCCATTGGCAGGAGTAAATGCTTTTACTTGCTCTTCATTGAGCATAATGGTGTGCATATGAACCTCTTTAAACGCTACATTAGAATCCTTATCAATAGGAAGTAGTCGTATGCGAAGTGTTTTGGTATCTTCGCCCTTTGCAAGTTTTACATTCAGATAATTTTTTTCATTAAACTTGCTCTTGTTTGTGAAATTTTGAGATGGTTGCTTTTTAGCCTCATCCGCTTCTTCCATTGCTGAAAGAGAAATGTTTTTTCTTTTTTCCATAAAAATTAAAATTTTGTTGTGATATTATTTAAATTTTATCTATGCAAATATACAAAAAATTTTACACGATAAATGATAAATTTTCATTATACTATAAATACAAAAATAGCCCACATTTAGTGGACTATTTTACTATCATTTTTCATTTTTTTTACATTTTCATAATTTTGTCAAGGGTTTGATGGTACATAAAACCATCGTCATCAAGTGAATCAGCAATCGCTTTCCAATTTGTGTCTCCCGCAACATCATTAGCGGTTATAACATATTGCCCCTGTTCTTTTCCGTTGTTGTCATCTTCTGTTGAATAATTAGAAGTTGCCTCTTTCTCTTTCCAAAATTCTTCAGGAGTTACATTAAAAGGATAAGATTTATCTGTCTGCATACTTAGTTTTTCAATCTGTGTAGGGTTTCTTTTTTCAAATTCAGCCTTTAGGTTTTCAATTTTTTCATCGTTTGAACGAAGTAATTCCTCAAAGGCGCCTAACGCTTTCATTACTTTATCGAATTTTCCACCTACTTTTTCAACCTCGTGTTCAATATCATCTTGTTTATCGGTTAACTCTGTAACATCAAGAACCTCATCTCCTGGCTGTTCCATATCTCCGCCTGTTGCACCCATATCCATAGAAGCATCTTGCGGATTAAAACCCTCTGGTGTTGCAGCGGCATCGTCGCCCATTGAAGGGCCTGCAGGTGCTCCACCCATAGCATTAGGATCACCACCCATTGAAGGGTCTGCAGGTGCCCCGCCCATAGCATTAGGGTCGCCGCCCATTGAAGGGTCTGCAGGCGCTCCGCCCATAGCATTAGGATCAGCACCGCCTGCGGGAGCAGAAGCATCGTCTTCCTGATTATCTTCCTCCCCCATAGTCACATCACTTAATAAAGTTGTCTCATTAAGTCCTACTTTTTCCTTATACCCACAGATTTGCTGAAATCTGCGTGACATATCTTCAACTAATTGTTCTTTCTTAACCATTTTTTAGCCCAATAAAATTTGTCTATTATCTTCTGATAATATCACTTTATTATCATTCATTTTTTCACGTTCAAGTAATCCTGCTTCCTTCTTTACATACTTCACCTTTGAAGTATTTAAGCTGCTGATAATATTCTGAGCGCTTTCCATTTTGTTAGAATCAATTGTATTCATAATATTTCTTAAATTTTATTCCTCATTATTTTCATTTGGTAATTCTTCTACCTTTGAAGCCTTTACTTTCTTCTTGGGTTGCTTTTCTTCTATGATTACCATCTCTGGCTGAAAGATTATATTATTCTCTTTCACCTTTAACATTGGCTTCGGCGCCAAATTTCCACATTTTTTCGTAATAAACATATTATCATATAA